GTCAAATTTTTCTTTTCGCACAATTTCATTTTTGAAATTAAATTAATATTACGGAGGCTAAAATGAGCAGAATCCCAGACTCAAATCAAATCAAAATCCTCAAGGGAGAAAAGGACAAGAGGCGTTTTTTGCCTGAGGGGATTAACATTGATTTATTGCAGGAGCTACCTGACCCTCCTCAGTGGTGGTCTATAGAAGTTGTTCAGCTTTATGATAAAAAAGGCGCTCAGCTGATTGCTCACGGAATGCTCTCAATTTTAGATATTGAATATCTGGGTTGGTTTTGTTTGTTGGCTGTTAAAATCGACAAGCTCTGGAAAGCTGAGGAGACTCCTCCAATGGCAATGTATACTCAAGCCAATTCTCTGTCAGCACATCTCGGACTCAATCCAATTGGACGCCAGAAATTTATTGCCCCAAAGTCAGGAAAAAAAGGAAATAAATTCAGCAAATAATGAAAACATTTTTTGAGAGAGCTGTTGATTATGCCAAGGATGCTCAAACATCAAAGACTCAAGGCAAGTGGGGGAGACTCGCTTGCAAAAGATTTTTAAACGACCTCGAAAGAACAAAAAAGGAGAGCTGTGGATTTGAGTTTTCAGAGTGGCATGCAACGGACGTCTGTGAGTTTATAGAAAAAATCCCACATGTTGAGGGCAACTGGGAAACCAGAGAATTAAAACTCCATGACAGCCAAGTTTTTTTCTTGGTCAACGTCTTTGGATTTAGAGCAAGGGCTACAGACAGACAAAGACCTTATCAATGCAACGTCAGACGCTTTTCAAATGCTCTCTGGGCGTCTGGTCGGAAAAATGGCAAGTCGACCCTCGCTGCTCCAATAGGATTATATTGCCAGTTTGAGGAAAATGAACAAGGTCCACAAGTTATCAGTGCAGCGCCAACAGGAAAACAGGCTCGTATTGTTTTTGAATACGCCAAAAAAATGGTCAAAGCTGAAAAGGATTTGGCAGACTGGTACAACATAGAGCCTTATGCTGACTCAATTGCTGGGATGGACAACGGGTCCTCATTTAAACCAGTCAACGCAAAGGCTGACACTCTGGATGGATTGAATCCTCATTGTGTTATTATTGACGAGGTCCATGCTCACAGGGACGGAAATCTCATCAATGTTTTAAAATCAGCAACAGGGACAAGAGCAAATCCTTTGTTTTTGTATGTTACTACCGAGGGTTATATCAGAGGAGACTCCCCATGGGCGCCCCTTAGAATGTATATACAACAGATTTTATCTGGAGCAGTTGAAGCGGACCATTTTTTTGGAATTATATTCTCAATTGACGAGGATGACGACGAGTTTGACGAGTCATGTTGGGTCAAAGCAAACCCATTGATTGAAGTTAATCCTTTATTGTTGAAAGCTATCAGGCTGGACGCAGCAGACGCCAAGATGATTGCTGCCAATATGCCTGAGTTTAGAATAAAAAGGTTAAATCGACCAAGTGCAGCAGCTGACTCGCATATTGATTTACACAAATTTAATGCTGTCAAAGATGTCCTATGTCTGGATGAGTTGCAAGGTTATCCATGTTGGTTTGCTTTGGATTTGTCAGCCACTCGAGATTTGACATCCGTTCGGGGGCTGTGGTATGTTGACGGTCAGTATCATACGCATGGATGGAGATTTATTCCCAAAGGGGGAATCCATCAAAAAACAGCTGAGGGCGGGAATATTTATGCTGGCTGGATTGAACAAGGTTTATTAATAGAAACCGAGGGAGCAACAATCAATCACGCAACCATAACAGAGAAAATTGTGGAACTCAATGAGAGGTTTCAACCAATTGCAATTTGCTCTGACCCATGGAACGCCACTGAGGTTGTCAGGGTTTTAAGTGCTGACCATGCGATTGAAGTTGAGATATTCAGACAGGGCGCTGAGACGTATCATCCAGCAATCAAATTGTTTGATGAAACATATTACAGTGAAAAATTGCACCATGGACAGGACCCAATTTTGGAGTGGTGCGCTGGCAATTTAGTAATGAGATACAATGCAAATATGAATCAGTCACCAGATAAAGGCAAAAGCGCAAACAAAATTGATGACATTGTCACTTTGTTGATGTGTTTTGGGCTGTCTAAAAACTACGAACCAAGCACGACATTTGATGAAGTGCTTAATAACAGAGTATCAATAAAATTATGAATTTTAATATTTTTAGAATGTTGTTTGGAACTAGCTCAACAAGGAACGAGAAAGGACTGCAAGAGGTAAGACCACACAAAAAAGCGTTTGCACGGTCAAAAAAGCCAACACTTGACCAAGCACTCCAGCTGTCTTCTTTTTGGGCTGCTGTGGACAGGTGGTCAAAGACTGTCGCGTCATTGCCTTTGATATTCGAGACACTGGACAATAAAGGTCTTTGGGTTACTGACCCAAACTCAACTCTTTCCTTTTTATTCAGTGGAAAAGTCAACAGATATCAAACCAGAACAGAATTTTTTAAGGAGTTGATTTTAAATCTGATGACAGCTGGGAATTGTTATGCTTTTATAACTCGAGTTAATAATAAAATTATTTCTTTATTGCCTTTGTCATCAACACAGGTCACAGTTAAGATTTTGGACAATGGAAATAGGGTTTATGTTTATGAAACCAACAACAAAATTGTTGTTTTGGCAGAGGAAAACGTCTGGCATATGATGTTATTTGGTAATAATGTTGTTGGGATGTCTCCAATGGCATACGGAGCCAACGCGATTGGGGTTGGATTGTCAGCTGATGAGAGGGTCACACAGACATTGGACAACGCTGCAAAGCCGTCAGGGATATTGACTTTTGATTCAGCTCTAAAGTTGACAGATAAACAAAGGCAGCAGCTCAAAGAGGAGTTTAAATCACTCAAGGAGGGGACTGATAACGTCTTGATGACTCTTGAGTCTGGCTGGGATTATCAGCAAATTGGACTCAATCCTAATGACATTCAGCTTTTTGAATCTCGGAGATTCACAATTGAGGACATTGGGAGGTTTATGGACGTTCCAAGCATATTATTGAATGATTCAACTGATTCAGCATTTGGGTCAGGAATTACTGAGATAATTGACGGCTGGCATAAGTTAAGCTTAAGACCTTTGTGTCTGTATATTGCTGAGTCAATGTTGGTCAGATTAGTGCTGCCGAATAAGCGAACAAAAACCAGAATTAAACATGATTATGACCAACTTCTCCAGCTTTCCAGAAAGGACAGAGTTGAGGCAAATCAAAAGGAGGTTAATTCAGCCACTATGACACCAAATGAGGCGAGAGCCATTGAAGGCAGACCACCTAAGGAGGGAGGAGACGAGCTGTTAATTAATACAGCATTACAACCAATTGAACAGTATCTGCAAGAACTGGAAAGGGCGAGAGGGTCCAACGATGAAAAATAAAATGAAAATAAAAGATTTTAAAACCAACTCTGTCAAAATGAATGAGGAAAAATCTGGAATCCTGACAGGTTACGGGTCACAGTTTATGAATGTGGATGCGTATGGTGACAGGGTTTTCCCTGAGGCATATGAGAAAACCTTAAAAGATAGAGAGCGTAAAATAAAAATGAGATGGAATCATTATGGACCTATCATTGGAAAATGGTTGGACATTGGAGTTGATGATTTTGGGCTGGCTGTTGAGGGTTCTTTAACTCCCAATCATTCAATTGCAAATGATGTTAAGGCGTCAATCGAACATGAGTCAATTGACGGGATGTCAATTGGTTATATTGAGAAAAGAGTTGAAAAAAACAAATTTGGAGGGGTTGATATTATAGAATTGGAATTAATTGAGATATCAATTGTCGAGGAGGCTGCAAATCTTGGAGCGTCCATCAATGGATTAAAGTCAATGATTGACGAGCTTGAGTCATTGAAACAAATTGAGGCTTTCATTCGTGATGAATGCAGGCTATCACATACGGCAGCCAAGGCGCTTGTCAGCCGTATAAAAAACCAGCGTGACGTTGGGATAATCGACTGTTCAAAAATAATTTTGGACATTTAAAAAAACTAACTTAGAGAATTAAAATGAGTAAACCAAACGAAGATATAAAAATCGAAAATCCTGACCAACTTGTCAACGCAGTCAAAAAGGTTGTACTTGAGAAAGTTGCTGAGGTCCACAAAAAATATGAGGATGAAGTCACAGCGACAGGAAAAGCCTCAAAAGATACCAGAGAATCATTAGTCAAGTTGACTGATGAATTTGCTGAGATGGCTGACTCAAATGACAGTCTGAAAATTGAGATTAATGAGCTGGCTCAGAAACTCTCAGAGGGTTTTGATGCTGCTGGCAAAAAAGTCAAATCAATTGGACGGACCATTCTGGACTCAGACAATTTTGAGCAGTATCAGAAAGGCAATATTAACAAGATGACCCTGAGCGTCAAAAATACAATTTTGACAGAGTCAGGCTCTCCACAGGACCCAGACCATAATCTGGTTGCTGAGGACAGACTTGCTGGGATTGTGCCTTTGGCAATGAGAGGATTAAATGTCCTTGATATCATTCCATTAGGGACAACCACATCTGACACCATTAAATATGGCAAAGAGTCAACTTTCACAAATAACGCTGCTGAGACTGCTCAAGGTGAGCAAAAACCTGAGTCTGTTATTGAATACACATCTCAAGAGGATTTTGTCAGAACTATTCCGACATTTATCAAGGTGAGCAAACAAGCTCTTGATGATGCTCCAATGCTGGAGTCCTCAATCAATGCCCGACTTGCTCACATGGTTAAACACAGATTGCAGACTCAAATCATTACAGGCAACGGGACAAGTCCCAATATTTCTGGATTGATGACAGTTGGGAATCATACTGCATTCACTCCAGCCTCTGGAGATTTAGCAACTGACTCTTTGAACAAGGCAAAATATGAAATCATTGGGGATGATTATGAGGGTAATGTTATCCTTATGAATCCAGCTGATTTTGGAGCGATAGAGCGCCTTAAAACAAACACTACTGACAACAGCTATGCTTTCAGCGGAGGCTCTGCACTTACTTACATTAATAATGGCATGCAAGCTCTTATTTGGGGACTGCCTGTTGTTTTAAGTAATGACGTTACTGCTGGCAAGTTTATTTTGATGGATAGATTTGCTGTCCAGTTGTTCATGAGAGATTCTTTGAAAATAGAAATATTTGACCAAGATGAGGACAACGTCCAAAAGAACTTATTGACAATAAGAGCTGAATTGAGAGCAGCCTTTGCAGTTTATGCAAATGGTCCAATCCAATACGGTTCTTTGTTGGTGTAATTGTAGTTTAATTTTATAAAAAAAGGAGTGGGCTGGTTAATAGCCAGCCCATTATTAAAATGACAAAAAAAATAGAAAAAAAATATATTGCAAAAGCTGGATTTCACAATCAGAAAATAGGCAGAAAAGAAAAAGGAGAGGGAGTTGACGATTGCCAAGACGCTCGCGACCTTGCTGCAATTGGTTATTTGAGAGTTAATCCACTTTACAAAACAAAAGTTGTTAATCCAAAGCCAGAAAAGGTGTCTGACCCAGAACCTCAAGAGCCAAAAGACCCTCCGAAAGCCTCAAAGAAGACAACCAAAAAAACAACTAAGAAAAAAACCTCAAAAAAATGAGATAAATAATGGAAATAAATGTCACAAATAAAGTCAGGTATAGCATCAGCGCCACAGAGCCAAGTTATTATCCAGCGACTGTCGCAGAATGTAAGGATAATCTTGAGATTGCAGCGTCAGAGACTGCTCATGATGCTAAGCTTTTGATAATGTTAAAAGCAGCAACCAAAGCAGCTGAGAAATACACTGGAGCTTTTTTTGCACAAAGGACCGTGATTTTATATTATGACACTTTAAAAACTTTTTACAGGTTGCCAGTCTATCCAATCAGGTCAATTGATTCTTTTGAATACCTTTTGGACGCCTCATACACAGCTTTTACTGACTTTGAGCAGGACTTGGACGATGAGCCTCCGTTGGTCAGATTTGTCTCGTTTCCGTCCCCTGACAACTCTTTGAAGTCCTTAAAATTTACTTTGTCAGTCGGTTATCCATCAGCCAGTTCTCCAGTTGACGCTGACCTCATTCCAGATGATATAAAACAAGCAATCATTTTTCATGTGTATCAATCTTTTTTAACCAGAGGAGAGTTGTCAGACGCGGCTTTGACAACATTTAGAAACATGCTCCACCACTATAGAGTGATAGGAATTTGATTGCTGGAATATCAAGAGTCAGAAATGAATCTCTGATTTTAAAAGACACTCTGGAGCATTTTTCAAAACATTGTGACCATATTTTCATTTATGATGACTGCTCAACTGATGACAGTGTCAAAATCATGCAGCAGTTTAAAAATGTTACAATCATAAAAGGCAAAGAATGGAGTCAAAACCAGTGGCAGGAGGAGACAAAACACAGAGGATTGTTGCTTGATATAGTTAAAAAATCCAAAAAATATGAAATGTGTCTCTGTTTTGATGCTGATGAGAGGTTAATGGGGAAACTCCCAAAAACGACAGGAGGATACTCTGTGGACCTTTTTGACGGATATCTGACTAAGGACCTCAATAAACCATATAAGTCAGGCAGACTGTCTCAGCTTTCGAGAATGTGGGGTCCTGAGTGCAGAGAGATACTTGTATTTTTTGACCCGACCAAAGCAAAATATGACAAAGCTGGTCAGAGAGAGCCGAGTTATTCTGGAAAAATTAAAAAAACTCATGTTAAAATCAAGCATTTTGGAAAGTGCTTGAGCGTTGAACACTGGGAGGAGACTTGTGATTTTTACTCCAGATATTTTCCTCAGTGGGCTGAAAAATGGGAACGCAGAAAAGGCAAGGCAATCCACATCAAATCAGACTTTGGAGCTGAGCTTTATAATTGGAATGACTTATTATGCTTAAAATATTAATTGCAGGAAAATACAAACCAAATGGTCATAATCCAATTGGAGGACTTCAATCATGGATTAGGACTATTAAAAAAGAACTTGAGAGGCTCGGTCATGAGGTTTATTTGTGGCAGCAGGGAGATGGCATTGCAAAGAGTGAGAGATTTGATTTGGGGATATTATCAAACATAGAAATCACTAATCACTTGAGAGCGCTTTGCAACAAAACAACTCTTATCAGTCATGGGATTATCCCAGCAGAAAAACCAGACAACAGCTGTGACAAATTGTTGTTTGTCAGTGAGGGAGTCAGGGACCACTGGAAAATGAAAGGAGGGATTATCAGACAGCCAATTGATTTGGATTTCTGGAAACCTAAAAACAATGTCAAATCCCTTGTCTCAAGGTTTAGCTATCGACAAGGAGAAACCCATTGCCAATCTGTTGCTGCTGCCATGGGGATGACATACGCTCATATTAAAAACCACACTCCAGAAAACGCTCGGAAATTTATCAGACAGTCAGCTGTTGTTTTTGCTACTGGTCGAGCTGCTTTGGAGTCTATGGCTTGCGGAGTCCCTGTTGTTATTTATGACCACAGAAAAGCATATCAAGAGCCACTCATGGGGACAAGTTACCTCCAGCAAATGAATCACAGTTATTCTGGACGCGGAGGCATAACACCAACAAAAGAACAGTTACAAGAGAGGGTTGAGCATTGTATTAAAGCAGGCTCAAAACGTAACTGGATAAAATATCATCATGATTCTAAAAAAATAGTTAAGGAGCTTATAAAATGAATATTAATAAACTAGGTAGAATTAAAATAACAACTGATTTGTTGAATTTGTCACTTGACAAATTAGCTGATGCTTTTGCAAAACACAAAATTTTTACTTTGCATATTTATGATGATAAATGCTTGGGTGTTAAAGTTTTCAGGTGCTACTCAGAGCAGTTTGAGGTTGTTGAGGTGGGTCATAGGATTCCAGAATATATTATTAAATTTAGTTATGATTCAGGGCAATTAAAATCAGAGTTAATAAAATGTTAAAAATTATCACACCAACTGGAGGACGTCCAAACGCTCTCAATAATTTGAATCATTATTTAACAAACCAGACGGACCAAGGATTTGAATGGATTGTCCTGAATGATTGCGATTCTGATGGTCCTGTCCCTAGTAGATGTGACAAAATGATTTTTCCAGACTGGAAATGGACTGGAGAAAATACTCAAGCAAAATCAATGCTGAGGTTGTTGCAAGAGGTCAATGAAAATGACCAAGTTTTGATTTGTGAGGATGATGATTTCTATCATAAAAATTATGTTTTTAAAATGAGGACCCAGTTGTCATCTGATGATTTGATTGGGATTAAAAATCCTATTTATTACAATGTTAAAAATAATACTTACAAGATATTTAAAAGCAACCATCACTCCAGTCTATGCAGTACAGGAATAAAAGGAAAAATGATTCACGCTCTAAAAAGGATTTGCTCAGAGTGCAAAACAAATCTTGATTCTGCTTTGTGGAGACATGGAGGGACTTTGTTTGATTCAAAATATTGCGTAGGGATAAAGGGGATGGATGGCAGAAAAGGGATTGGAGTCGGTCACTCCATGACTGGCAATCCAGACCCAAAAAGAGTATATTTAAAATCTTTACTGGGTGAAAATGAAAAAAGATACTAAATATTTTATTTGTGCAAGTGGACCAAGTCTGACTCAGCAGGACATTAATGCTGTGAGAGACAAGGGAGTTGTAATTGTAATTAATAACACTTATCAACTAGCGCCATGGGCAAATATTCTCTATGGTTGCGACCAGAAATGGTGGAAAGCATATCCAGAAGCTTTGGATTTTAAAGGCAGAAAAATATCCATACAATTTGACAATGAGAATGTTGAAAAATGGGAGAGCAACAGCTGCCTCAATGGACTGGGAGAGGATATCATCCACACAGGAGGCAACTCTGGTTATCAAGCCATTAATCTGGCTTATTTATTAGGAGCCAAAGAGATTGTTTTATTGGGCTTTGACATGCAAAGAACCCAAGGGAAAGGACATTGGCACGGGGACCACGTCAGGAACCTGAGCAACCAGTCCAATTTTAAGGTTTGGATTGGTCATTTTTATATTTTATCGCAGAACTTAAAACAAAAAGGGATAAAAGTTTTTAACTGCTCCAGACAAACAGCTCTTGAGTGTTTTGAAAGAAAAGAGCTTAAAGAGGTTTTATGAAACAAATTGCAATCAGTCCAGCATTAATGAGGTTTAGAATTAAAATTGAGTATGAGTCAACATCTCAAGACGCTGAGGGAATAGAGACAACCACTTGGCTGACGCTAGTTGATGATTTACCAGCTGGAGTCATTGGATTATCTGGCAGAGAGTTGGACGCAGTTGGACAGCTTGGGTCTCAGTATAATGCTAGAATAACCATTTATAAAAGGACCGACATTGACGAGTCTATGAGAATTGTTTTTGATGGTCGTATATATGACATTATTGACATAATTCCAGACCCTACAAATGAGCTTTATCAATCAATTATGTCTCGGACGGGTTTCACAAATGGCTAAGGAAACTGTTGAGGTTTTGGGTTTGAAAGAAATGGACTTGGCAATCAGGAAGTTGACCCAAGCCACTGGAAAAAACTTTCTGGCTCCAGCTTTGAGGAAAGCTGCAAACGTAATAAGGGACCAAGCCAGAAACAATGTCCCAGTTGACTCGACTCCAGATGGTGTCCATGTTAAAGAAGATATAAAAGTGAGACGGGATTCAAACCCAAAGGCAAAAGGACAAAATGAGATAATGTATGTCAAGCCATTCTCAAAGCCTAGAAAAAAACGAGTTAAAGGACAGAGGCGCAAACAAAAAAATGATTTATCAACTTATTACTGGAGATTTGTTGAGCTGGGGACAGTCAACCAGAGAGGACAGAGGTTTTTGACGAGAGCGCATTCCACGCATAAAATGATTGCTGTGACTGTGTTCAAAGATACTCTAGGAAAAATGATAATAAGAGAGACCAAGAGACTTAAAAAATGAGTGTATATTCAACCTTAAAAAATGACGCTGGAGTCATAGCAATAACAACACAAATTTTTGTGACTCAGGCACAAAATAAAACTCCTCCTTATGTGGTGATTGAGTTGATTAATGGAAACCCAGAAAACTTATTGGCTGAGGTTCCGAACATGGAGAGTCAAAACTGGTCCATTGACTGCATTGGATTGGACCAGCGCTCCTGTATTGATTTATATAAGGCATGCAGAGACGCTCTTGCTCCAGTTGGTTATGAGGGAGGGCTGTTGATAAATGGACAACAGGACAAAGAAACAAAATTTTTCAGGTCCCTTTTTGATTTTTCATATTGGGCAAATAGATAACGATTTTTAACCGCGCAATAATGCGCAAATTTTAGGAGAACCAAAATGGCTTTAGGCTTAAAAACACAAGGCACAGAGATTTATTTGTTGGATGATACCAACAGCGGGTCTGAAGTGCTTAAATTCGGAAATATCACAGACGTTGGGGAATTTGGTCCAACCGCTGGGGATATTGATGTCACCAACATGGACTCAGGAGCGTTTGAGTTTTTTTCAGGGCTGGTTGATAATGGGACAGTGACTGTGGGTTTCAATTATGACCCTCAAAATCTGACCCAGCAACAATTGACAGCTTTGGCTGGAGGGACAAACAAAAGGTTTGTCATTGCTTGCTCAGAGGCTGCCACTGATGTGACATACTCATCAATTTTTGACATTCCAACAGACAGGACAACTTTTGATTTTCAAGCAAGCGTCCAAGGCACCCCAAAAGGCGCGTCTGTGAATGATGTTTGGAGAGGAACCATCTCTCTCAGAGTGTCGGGAGTTATCACAACTCAAGAGGCTGTTTAAATTTAATTAAACAGATAACAAAGGACCTGCTGACTCTCAGCTGGTCCTTTATTTAAAAACTAACAGGAAAGAAAATGAGTAAAATAAATTTATTGGATTATGTGTCCAGAACACATGTAAAAACAGCAATTTTTAATTATGAAGGACAAGAGCTTGAATTTTTTTACAAGGATTTAACAGGGACTGAGGGAGAGCTTATCACGGAGAAATTGTCTGACGTCATGACAATGGTCAAAAATCAAAAGAGTTCAAAAGATTATGTCCCAACTTCTGAGGACTTAAAAGCAATGAACAACATGAGAGACCTGACTTTGTGGTTGCAGCTTTGTGATGAGGATGGAAAACGCTCCTTTGATGACGTTGACGCTATGAAAGCCACAATCCCAGTTAAAATTTTGGACTTAGCATCTAAGGCAATGCCACAAACAACAATAGAGACAGCTGAAAAAAACTCAAAGAGTCTGAATGGTTCCGCTGGCTTTTCAGATTCGCAGACAGGCAAAACAGCTCAGTTGAAAGAATCCTCAACGAATACAGCCTCAGTGAATTAAAACACTGGCAAGTATACACAGCAAAAGAGCCGTCAGAATCTCAAAAACTAGAGTTTATGATGGCTCAAATGATGTCTATTTATATTAATAGCCATAAAAGAAAAGGACTGCCAGATAAAGACCCAGCTGATTTTATTTTAAAATCATTTTGGAAAACTGAAATTGAGCAGGATGTTGACACAATCAAAAAAATGTTTGGAGTAAAAAAATAATGGCAGCTCAAGAGTTGGCAAATATAGCAATCAAACTCAGCGCTAATATGGTTGATTTTGAGAACGACATGGGTCGAGCCTCAAGACTGGCAAAGAAACGCTCTGGAGAGATGAAAAAGGCTTTTAAAGTGTCCTTTGCTGCTATAACAGCAGCAGCTGTCTCAGCTGGAGGGGCTTTGGCTGCCATGGTTAAAGTCTCTGCTAATGTTGCAGACAATATTCAAAAAATGAGCATTCGTCTGGGAGTCTCCACAAAGTTCCTGTCTGAGTATAGACATGTCGCTGAATTGTCTGGGACCTCAATGGAAAAGATTGGAGACGGGGTCCGCAAAATGTCCAAGAGTATCAATGATGCCAACAATGGACTTTCAACAGCAAAACGGGCTTTTGAGTCTCTTGGGATATCTCTTGACCAAATCAACTCATTATCTCCAGAGAAACAATTTGAGCTGATTGCAGATAAAATCTCAAAGGTTGAATCTCAAAGCGTAAAAGCTGGAGCATCAATGGATATCTTTGGACGCTCAGGGAGTGAGCTTTTAACTGTTTTAAATGCAGGAGGAGACGCAATCAAAGCCATGAGGATGGAGGCTGAAAATTTTGGGTTGACAATCACTCAAGAGGCAGCCAACGCAGCAGCTGACTTCAATGACGAACTGACAAGACTGGCAAACAGGACAAAAGGTTGGGCTGAGCAGTTGAGTGGGTCATTATATCCAGCTTTAACTGAAATCATGCAGCAGTTTAATTCTGGAGCAGTTGACAAAGCAAATGATGACTGGCAGGGATTGAGGACTACAATCGCCACTGTTTATGGTTCCGTTCTATTAATTAAAGAGGGTTTTGAATTGCTAGGGACTGCAATTGGAGTTTTTACAGCTCAAATGGTCCAAGCTTTCACTGTACTGGATGACCTTGCCAACGCTTTTGGAAAGCGTTTGAAGTTGGGCGCTTTGACAATTGGGGAGTCAATTATTAATGACCTCCAAGAAAAAGCTGCTAAATTGGGAGCAACTGATTTGTTGCCTGACTTTGTGGCCGACAGTAATATCTCGGAGTCAGCCTCAGAGTTGCATGATGAAATTAGACGTATAGAGACAGCAGCTTTTGACCTTGCAAAATCATTTACAATTGATAACAAAGATACTGTCTTGCAGGATTCTGCTGATAGATTAAAAGAAATATTTGACAGAATAAGCGCTGTTAAGCACTCAACAGCCAGCCTCTCAAAAGTTGTTGATGATGGTTTAAACGATTCATTTGCTAAAGTTAATAAAACATTAAAATTAACTGAAAAACAAATGAGCAAATTAGTCAAAGACGCATTCAAGAAAAGTTTAAAAATATTGACTGATTTTAATAAGGTTGTTAAATCATTGGAAACACCTCTGGAAAAATTAAACAGAGAGTTTGCTGACCAGATAAAAATCATTGGAAAATATATGCTTGCCAATTCTGAAAGCTCGGACGCTCAAGAGCTGGCGAGAATCACAACAGAGAAAGCCACTGAGGAGTATATTAAAAACAAAAAAGCTCTGGAGGACCTCAGTGACGAGGTTGAAAAAGTTGATTTTGCTGGAATGTTTGACAGTTTTGCCAGTGGTCTCAATCCTGCAATCAGCGCTTTGCAAGGTTTAAAAGATGAGCTGACTCAAATTTCTGAAATGGACTTGTCGAATGGAGAAAAGTCATTTTATTCAACTGGAGTGGCTGCTGAGTTTGCCTTAAGCTCTATGGCGTCCATGGCTCAAGAGGGTTCTGACGCACAAAAGAAACTCCAAGCAGCTGCCGCGATAACCAACACAATCCTTGGAATATCTGCAATTTTAGAGCAGGGAAAAGGCGACCCATACACAGCCTTTGCTCGGATGGCTGCCATGGCTGCAATGGTTGCCAGTATGGGAGTGCAAATTGCTGGAGCTTTTGGAGGAGGGGGAGGCGCTGCCAGTGCTGAGCAACGTCAACAATCTCAAGGGACAGGAACTGTTTTGGGAGATAGTAGCGCAAAATCTGAAAGTATAATAAATGCGCTTGATTTAATCTCAGACGCAGCCAATAAAATTGTTGGTATTAATAGTAAAATGCTAAGGTCACTCAATGCAATGAATAGCGCAATCTCTGGAACAGCCAACCAAATCGCTCAGACTGGTGAGATAGGAGATTTAGGGACTGTCGCTGGTAATTCTGGAGGTTTGCTGGGAGGAGTGCTGGGTGGACTTTTTAGCTCGATAGGGAATTTTCTTTTTGGAAGTTCGGAAATAACAGACAGAGGTATTAGTGTTTTGTCTGGAGGTATCTCAGACGCAATCAATGGAGATATATTCAGAGCGTATGAAGATGCGACAAGGAGTGGTTTATTTGGCTCCAGTAGGACCTCAAATACAGCTGATTTGGAGGAAGGAATCTCCAATCAAATTGGATTGATATTTGCCTCAATGAGAGACGCAGTCATGGCAGGAGCTGAGGCGTTGGGCGTTAATCTTGACGAAGTAAGAAACGCGTTGGACGCCTACAGAATTGAGGAGCAAAGAATCAGTTTACTGGATTTAAACGCAGATGAGCAAAGGGCAGCTCTGGAGGCTGTTTTCTCCAGTATCTTTGACGGGCTTGTGAGTGTTTCCCTGCCATTTATAACTCAATTTCAGCAAGCTGGAGAGGGGCTTGGAGAGACCCTTGCTAGAGTATCAACAACAGTGCTGGTCTTTGAGGAGGCAATCCAGTCAATGGGTCTGGATTTCATTGCTAAGGAATTAAATCCAGAGTTGTTTGCTCAGGCTGCTGTTGCAATCTCAGACTTTGCTGGTGGGATGGAATCTTTCATTGATGGATATACAAATTATGTAAATAATTTCCTTTCCGAGTCAGAACAACTGGAGATTTTAGCTGAGAGAATCACTGGAGTTTTTTCAAATATAGATTTGAAATTGCCTGACACAAGAGCTGGATTTACTGAGTTGATTCAATCTTTGGATTTAACCACAGCAGCAGGACAGGAGGCGTTTGGGGTTCTTATCTCTTTATCTGGTCAAATGGATTCTTATTATAATAATTTAGAGGACAGTCAACAGGAGGCAGCCAACGCTCAACAGGACCTTGCTGATATGATGGACAATATTGCCAGTCAAATGGAGGACATGGATTTGTCCACTTTTGAAAAAACCTTAAAAGACATAAGAAAAGCATTCAATGACCAGATTGCAGCAGCTCGAAAACTTGGAGCAACAGAAAAAGAGCTGGCAATGATTCAAGCCTTTGCGACCAGACAAATCCAAAACGCAATAGATGCTCTAGAGGGAGAGATTTCTGGAGCCATTAATGATTTATATGGAGGCAATGCTCTGGAGTTGATTGAGGAGCAAATCACAGCACTCGAGGAGCAGCAGTCACTTGGTCAGCAAATAGCGGACGCAAACCGACAAAGATATGAGGCAGAGCTTGCAGCAATTAAAAATCTCAGGGATTTTGTTGACTCTTTGTTTTTAAATGAGACTTTGTCCACTCTTAACCCATTGGACAGATTGAATGAGGCTCAGGCTCAATTTGATGAGCTTTTTGCTGCTGCTCAGGGTGGTGACGCTGAGGCAATTAATGCACTCCCAGCAATTGTCAACACATTGCTTGGACTTGGTCGGGATGTTTTTGCCAGTGGGTCCCCTTATACAGAATTATTTGACACAATCACCAGACAACTGGAGTCTCTTGGACTTGACACAGGGTCCTCATCTGTTGGACCTCCTGTCAGTGTTGCGGACCCAAGATTGTTGGAGTTACTGGAACAACAAAGAGTCTTACAGGAGGAAATTGCAAACGGAGAGCGATTTGAGTCAGTCATGGCATTGGCTGAGCAAATTGCAGCTCTGACCAGTGTGACAGAGGAGTCTCTTGCTCAATTAGCTGAAAGGCTTGGATTGCCTATTGAGCAATTCATTTCTGATTTAGGAATAAATCTGGATGACTTAACAGCAGACACAGCAACAGCTTTGGCTGAGGTCGCTCAATTGTTAGGAGTTGAGCTTTCAGAATTGGCTGAGAGTGTTGGGATTTCTCTGGGAGATTTAGCAAACAGTGAGTCTCTTTTGAATGATGCTTTGCAAAATACAATTGACAATCTCCCTGAGGGAATCCAAGGGCTGCTGGAGCCATTACTTGAGGCAATTGAAACCTCAACAAATCCAAAATTAAGAGAGGAGTTACTTGCTGAATTTATAGAGATTGCTGACAATCTCCCAGAGTCACAGAGGGACCTTTTGGCTCCATTCTTTGACCAGATTGACCCAATCTCAGAGGCACAACAACAAATCAGCCAAATGGACACTTTAAACTCAACCAGTAGAGTCATGGCTGATGATATAAACGGATTAAGACTGGAGACATTGACTGGAGATGATGCAACTCGAGCCGTTTTAATTAGTTTATTGACTGAAACAAAAGAGCAAAACGAGCAAATAAGAAACATGCTGGCAGAGCTTGCATCATGAGTAATGTTAATACAGTTATAAGACTAACTAAACCATATACAAAACTAAATGATGTGATTGAGTTTGCTGGTATATATTCACTTATGCTGGAGGTTGAGGGATACTCAGGACCATTGATTCAAGTCGCTACAAAGGGAGGAGGAACCCTTGATATTTATCCAATGCCCGACGGAACCCTTGACCAACAGACTATCCTTGATTTTTGTGGGGTTGAGTTTGCTCAAATTTCGATTTGGTATGACCAGCTCGAACTTGATGATTTTACTCAATCTGACACAGGACACAGAGCAACCATTGTCGCAACTGCCACGGAAACCATAAACACAGAAAACGGTTATCCGTGCGCGGTTTATGATAATATTGATAACCATTATGAGACAACTGGGATGCCTTATGCTGATGATGAGGCAAACGTCTCAACTATTACATTATGCACTCCAGACTCAACGGGAGCAAATGACTGGATACTTGGGACTAATGGGACGGGCAGAGGAGTGGCTGTGATTCAAAACTCAGGAGACAAAGCTGCTCAATTAACATATAGAACAGGAGGAACATCCACAGCCTCTGGACTGACCTCAATGACTGGGACACATGTGATAGGAACCACGGCTAACAGGACCACAATCAACACTTATCTTGATGGAGTTTTGGACAAAACAGCTGCTGACGATAACTCTGATTTTAATGCTCCGACAAATATGGTTTTGGGAGCGAGAGGGACAGGCTCCAGTCCTTTCAGTGGGAGTGTCCAATGTTTTGCAATCTCATTAAATGATATTGACGCAGATACTCAGGCAATAATCAGCAATCTTTTGAAAATTCGCTTTAATACGGCTTTAGTTAATGAGGATGATTTTATATATTTTTCAGATACTCCAGTTATTTTGTCAAATGGATATGAGGCAAACGGACGCTTGGTTGGTGATATTAATTTCACGGAATCAATAAAAGTTGCACCATGGAAAAGCGTTTCTCAGGGAGGTTTTGGGAATATTGATATCGTTAATATTGACAGCGTTTATGATGAAATAGTCTCGACAAATTATAATTTAATCGACATTTATCAATATGATAATTCGACCCTCACAGAGTTTGGCAGAGGAGAGATAAAAAACATTGCCTTTATTGAAAAAGGCAGAATCAGAATCACAATAAAATCTGTAATTGACAAGCTCAATGTTGAACTTCCAACTGGACGCTTTACAGCCTCAGATAATACAGAATTGGAAAATGATAAAAAACCTATGAATTTAGGGAGGGTCAATTTAGCTCAGCCAATCCTGCTGGATGTTGCAACAAATAAATACTTTATAAGTGATAATCTTGATGGAACTTTTGTGGTTTATGATAATGGAATCCAGCTGGCTTTAACAACGGGATTTTTGGAGACCTCTGATGGTTTTACATTGGTTAATAATCCAGCTGGCAGGATACTGGCAACAGTTGACGGATTGACAGCAGCTGACGCCACAGGACACACATCCACATATGAGGAGAGAATCAGTGAGCATATTCCCAGACTGCTGGAAAAAATTAATATAGAATACAATCAAACGGACCTTGATGCTTTATGGACAGCACATGGAATCACGAGTAGCTGGGCGGGCAAAGACGAGACTGTCTTGACCGCTGTCAATGAGTTGCTAGATGGTTTTATAGCTTACATGTATTCAGACAGCTCTGGAGAGCTGAGGTTTGGAACATTGACGGCTCCGACAGCCTCAATTTTGACACTTGTTGAGCGTGAGATTATAGGAGATATAAAAGCATTCAGAGACACGGCTCAAGGGTTAAGTGAGAGGCTCCAGAATAGTCGGAATTATAACCCATACACTGAGGATGAGATTGCATTCGCAGCCACTGAGTCTGATAAAATAAATCTAATCAAAGAATACAAAAGGACAGCTGTTTTAACTGGCTTACATCCTTTTTATATTGATAAAAACAATGTGGATATGAAGTCACAATCTTTGGGCGGGATAGTTAATGGAGAAATAATTCTCCAGAATATTATTGACCTATGGTCTGTGATTCGGTATTTTTATACAATCTCAACTTACAGGGTTTTTGATTTGAATGATATTGTCAATGTAACGCATGTACAAAAAGGACTTAGCTCCGGCAAAAATCTGGTTGTGGTTTCTAAAAAGAAATCAACAAAAACAAATAAAATAACATACACAATGTGGGGTTAAAATGGGATATATAATATATGGTAATATACTGGATTCAACAGTCACAACAGCTGTGACTGTCTCCAGTGGTAGTATTGTTGACGTGACTGACTCAGATAAGCTTTTGACCAGAGCATTGGCTGACAAATATCAATATACAAAATCAGGACTTGGTCAAATAACAATCACACTGACCTTGGCTCAAGATGAGTCAACAAACAGCTTGTCAATATTAGGAAATAACAACACTGGAATTGTGGTCCAGAGTATAACTCTAAAAAATGGAGGAGTGGACCAAGGGAATGACACTCCAGACCCAATTTTTAAATCTCGCTATGTTGACGGGGAGTACATTTTGGATGAGCATTTTATATTTAACGCTTATTATACTTTTGATAGTATCGAAATAAAATACTCTGATGTGAGTGGAGATGATGGTTGCTTAAGTAAGATACTGAGCGGAGTTGCTGTTGAGTTTGATTTCAAGCCAAGCAATTTGATTTATACTCCAGTTGATACAAGCCAAAAAGACTACAGCAACGGGCGTCAAGCTTATGTCAGGACTGGGGTCATGTATAATAATGTTAAAGCAACAGCTGTCGCTCTGACTCAGTCCAAGGCTTGGAACGCTGGTGGGGTTAGTGTCAATGATATCAACTTGATTGCAGGATTGGACCAGCCTCTGATTTTTATTCCATCAAATACTCAAAATATTTCTGTATATGGCACACAGAAAACTCTTGCTGTTTTGACACCTATGTTGAAAAAAGACTCAGATGACTGGTATTGGAACGCTGTTTTTAATATTGAGGAAGAGCTATAACCAGATTCGACAATCAAAGATAATGACAAATCTTTTTTTGGATTTAATTCTGCTATATCTAACAGGACAAATCAACTCCTCATCCTCATAAAAAAGAGCAGAGACATAATTGTTGTCAAACAATGGGGAGCTGGTAAACCTCCCAATTTTATTGGGACATTTGATGTGATACTGATTCACAAAAGACTCATCTGAGAAAATCATTTTTTTCATTGTGCAGTTATTGAATGAGCTGTCCCCCTCGTGGGTGGTTATGATTAATTTACCAGCGTTTATTTGAGTGCTAATTAAACACAAAAACAATATTAAAAATTTTAAAAAAGTGAATTTAGGCTCTTTTTTTTCGCTCATGATTTTTCTCCAGTTTTTTTGTTGTCTAAATGAGGATTGAGTCCAACTTTTTTCCCATCATTTCTCCCCATGATTATGGCGTCAATCTCGTCAAGTGTTGGCTCTCTCGCTTTTGAATTCTCATAATTGCAGATTCCAAATTCAGCCTCAACAAGCGCCTTTTTAATTACAACCAGACCTTTGCCGTCCCCTGTCTTTGACTCCCGTTCACGGACAGTTATAAGCTCCCTTATTCGTGATTTGATGGTCATAGTAATTGAAAGTTTATATTGATAAGATGCTCCCCTCTCTGAGAATCCTTTTTCTTTGCATAGTTTGAGGATTGTGTCCCTTAAATATTCAAACATATAAGCAGCAATAATCGCATCAGCCTTAAAGCCTTTAAACCTATAGTTATATTGACCATTGTCCCACCATTGGTCAGAGTGACAATCATTCCAATCAGCAACAGAGCAGCAGAGCCAATCCTGCCACTTTTGACGCCTTTTAAGCGCTCCATTGGCTGTCTGTGTGCCAAATGAGCTGTCCTCCTTTAAATCACTGATTTTGACTTGATGTTGGTCCATTAGTTTCCGAGCCATTTTTGATGCAATTAATGCCTCCTCTGGAGTGGACCTCTCATGAGTTGCCATGGATAAAAGTTTTTTAATTCTTTTTAATATTTTATTTTTCATAATTTTTCTCTATTGTAAATGATGCAACAGCCGTCCATTATTGGACAACATTTATTTATAAACTTATTTAATTTTTGGCTGTTGCAGCAAAGGACAGGATTTTTTATCATCCAAATATTTATGGGAGCTGCTGATAATTACTGTTTTAAGCTCCTCATTTTTTTTTAATCGACTGTATAAAGCAGGACCATAAGCCTCCTTTGCTAATGTGTAAAAAAAGCTCATGATATTTTCTCCAGTGTTTTGATGTCTTTTGGGTCTAAGAAATAAATATAAAAATAAGACCCTCTGTGGTTTTTGTGTTTAGTGTGTTTGATTTCTATTCCGTAGACTGCCAGCGCTTTTCTAATGTCGCTGATTCTGGTCCCTAGCTTTGAGCAAAAAATTGGGCTGACAATCACATCAAATAATTTTAATTTTCGACCTTTCATGAGTTCCTGAAAAATCAAACTATTTTGACTTTCAATGCTTTTCCTTTCACTCTCTGTTATGTGGTCCCGAGCGAGGATTTTAAAATCCCCGTGACTCTCTTTTATATAATTAATCATATCTGACCCCATAAAATAAAATTCATTGCTGTTAATGCTGATATTATTACAAAATATTCAATATTTGATTTTGTTCTCAGTCTCCGATTTTTGACAGAAGTGTAAACTGCTTGATATTTCATGATGACTCCCTTTTTTTGTAGACTTCAAGGTGTTCAGCTATCCAATTAAAATGATTGGTTAAATGGTTTTCAGCCTCTGGGCTTGTTGTAAATTCTTTGTGATATTCAGACCAGAGATTTGCTTTTGATATTGCTTTGACAATTTTGTGACGCTGTCGAGTTAACTCAATTGTCTCCTTTGGTGTTTTGCATTTTGCAGGGTTTCCAATAATCCCGATTTTATATGATTTATTCATTTTAATTCCTGTTGTTTTGGTTAGTAGATGAGAGGCATAATTTAATAATAATGCCTCCCATAATCGTTGTTATAATTTAGAGCAAATTTTACAGCAGACTCTTTTCCCACATTGTCTAGAGCATGAAAGTGGACTCTGGACTGTGACATTAAAACCATTGTAATTAAGTGATTAACTCATTTATCCCGTTGGACATGACCCGTTGGGGGAGGTTACTGCTGACCACTTAACTATTGTTTTTATTTTCTTTAGTTTCAAGAGCTGCTTTGTACATCAGATTAAAACTCTGATAAGCAGCGTCAAGCTCCTTTTTTCTGCCTTTGTTGTTTGCATTGGACCAGCGGACTCTGTTGGTTTTCATTGACTGCTCCCAGTAAAGGACCTCATTGTCAATCTTGCTCCGCTCTGTGGTTTTAATCATTAGCTCTGTTTTTCCAATTAAGCGTCTGAACTGCCTTTGTAGTTCTCCGAGAGCTAACTGGTCAGAGTTTATCAGTTTGGAATCAATGGACCTCTGACCATTTAAAAGAACGTCAAGCGCCTTGGCTCTCATCTCTGTCCCGCTGGGGCTGCCCTCAATGGCTGGAGAGACTGTTGTGATTGTGTCTCCGCTAAAAATTAGATAATCGCTCATTTTAAAAGCTCCTTTAAAGCCTCAATTTTATTCTGACAGCTCTTAGCTTTTTTACCTGCTTGAGCGATTGCAAATTGATAGTCCTCGATTTTATCCTTTAATTCGATTATTTGGTTTTTGATTAATAATTGCTCTTGTAGATATTTATTAAAATGGGTTTTGGCTTTATCAATTGAAATTCCATTGTATCTCCACTGGAACCTCTCTCCTTTGATAGTGGTTTCCAAGACCAAAAATTGTCCCTCATTATAGCTGTTTAATATATATTCGCTCATGATTTGTCTCCTTGTATAAATAACGTCATTAATTGAAACTCTGAGATAATCCCAAAATGATAGGCTTTACAAACAGCCCTCCCAAATTTATCAAAAGAGTTTTTCTTGGCTGGGGCTGTGAGGCATATTTTGCCATAAGCCTGATTTAAAATCTGCTTTGCTTTAGTGCTGATTTTTCTGGGTTTTTTAACCTGTTTTGCTGCCTGTGCTACAGGTAACAAAAGGACCGTTTTATCATCCAGCATTACTTTGTTGAACTTCTGGATTTTTCCGTCAATTTCTCTGGTAACTGTTTTCATGATTTAAGACTCCTGATTTGCTTTTCAATTTGGACCGCTGTTTTGTTGTCTCCACTAATCCACAATTGACCTCTTTGCCAAATCCTTATTTTATAGAGTCCCGTTTCTAATCCTTTTGTTTGATAACTGATAACAATATAATAAGCGTCAAGCGCTCCCTCGTTAATTATAACGGTATGTTCTGAGTTGCTGTTGAACTTCATTTCTGATAGTGTTTTCATGATTTGCTCCAATTCGAGACAAAGTCCTCAGCGGAATCAATCAAAGCTGCAATCTCATCCCTGATATTTTCAAGGTCATTTGTCTGGCATTCAAAATCAACTCCCTTGTCCGACTCTTGCCAATTGTCGGACCTGTCCCAGAATGTGTCCTCTCTTTTGTCAATTTTTTCCTCGATTTTTTCCAGTTGTTTTTCCAGTTGCTTGATTAATATTTTCATGATTTTTCTCCGCTGATTAATGACTCTAATTCTGTTTCGTATTGCTCCAAATATGTTGGCAGGTTTTTTAATTTGTATTCCAAACGAGAAACATTTTTTTGTTTTTTCGTGTTTACAGAAATTGCTGACTGTAAATCTGAAATATTAGCTTTAAGATGTTTAATGCTATTTTTTAGGCTTTTGATTTTTCTTGGGATTTTACAAGATTCAGCATGCTCAACAATTGCTGAGGTCCTGTAAATAAGATTATGCAAATCCGTCCTCAAGCTTGCGATTGCAGCGCTCTCATCATCCGTCAAAATAGCATCAACTAAATAATTGTTATTCAATAAAATGTCCATCATTTTGGCTTTTTGGATTGTGGCTGGTTTGTCAAACTTCCATTCATTCCAGTCATTGACATATGTTTTTACAGGGGTTTTTAATGTGATTGTTTTTGAGTTGTATAATTTGCTCAATTCTTTAGCTCTTTGCTCGTCATGGTTTATCATAATTTTTAACCTATTTGTTGTTGTTTAAGTAGTAGTTGAATTATTCAACTTGATTTAATTATAGCCATAACAAAGCAAAAGTAAACCTATTTTAAAGCAAAAGTATAAAAAAACTATCTTTTTTCAAAAAGTTGGTTTATAGTTGTCCTCAATCAATAACCAGAGTATTAATAAATGAATCCACAATCCAATATTAAAAAGTATTTATATGCCCACGGAATGGAAAATATTTCCAAATTTGTTGGCTGTAGTATTCAGACGCTATACACATGGAAAAGACAAGGATTCGCAAGTCCTCCATTTATAGAAAAGCTTTCAAAATATCCAAATTCAATCATGACTGAGGCTGAGCTGTTGGATGACGTAAAGGTGAACAAACAATGAAATTAAAAATCATCAGAGAGGTTCTATTCGGTCCCTTGAGCAGTATCATCAGTGTTGTGGCTGCAAAATCCACTCTCCCAATATTGCAAAACTTTTATATTCATGCAGCAGCTGGAGTCATTACACTGACAGGGAGTGACACAGAGGTTGAATCAACTACTATTTTGAGCAACGAAATCAAACAAGACGGCTCTGCTGCTGTCCCTGCCAAAAAGCTCCACAGCATTCTCTCATTATTGCCAGACGGGTCCGTCTTAAATATCTCAACCACAGACAATCGCTGCATTATAAAAACAGGTAAAAGCAAATTCACTCTGTCCATTTTATCTGGAGATGATTATCCGCTTTTAAATGCCTCAGAAAACTACAATGATTATGAAATCCCAGCAAAATCCCTCAGGATATTGATTGAGCAAACTGGATTTTGTATGGCAGTGCAGGACATTAGATATTTTTTAAACGGTCTCTTAATTAAGACTGACTCAGACAAAATGACTTGTGTTGCTGCTGACGGTCACAGACTAGCTCTGTGTGAGGCTAAAATTGACAATCCAGACAATCTGTCTGACAAAGTGATTGTCCCCAGAAAAGGAATCCTTGAGATTTTAAAACTGATTAAAAACACAGATTCAACTGTCCACATGAGCATTGGAAAAAACCATATAAAAGTCAGCTGCTCTGGAGTCAGTATTGTGTCCAAGTTGATTGATGGAACTTTCCCAGATTATAAAACAGTTATCCCTGAGAATCTTGAGCGCTCAATTTTGATAAAAAAAGAGTTTTTAAAATCAGCAATTCAACGGGTCCAAATATTATCAAATGTACAATTTAAGGGAATCAATTTGGAGTTTTCAACTCATCAAATAGTTTTGAGCAGCCAGAACCCAGAGGGAGAAAACTCTCAGGATGTCATTGAGGTCAACTCCGACATTTCAAACTTAAAAATTGGATTTAATAGCTCATACCTTTTGGACGCAATCAGTGTTATAAAATCACAGAAAATCAAACTCAGTTTTAAAGATGCAACGAGCAGCTGTTTAATCACAGAATCAGACAGCAACGATTGCAGACTGGTCATCATGCCAATTAGGTTGTAAGGAGATAAAAATGTTTACAAAAAAAGAATTAATCAAAAGTCGCAGTTTTAATGACTGGGTCAATGGTGCGATAGTTTTAATACATAATACTTATTATGATTCAAAATCTGTGTCTCCCACTTGGATTGTGGTCCATAAAAATCAAAATCAGAAATACACGGTCACTAGATTTTTTAAACTGAATAACAAAATACAAACTAGTGAGGATTATTTTAATATAAATGACTCTGAATTGTTAAAAGTCTTAATGTCAGAATATAGCAGAGGATTAAAATGAGAAACCCAAAAAAAGAATCAGTAGTCATAGCAATGCTTTTAAGCATGGGATTAATGTCAGGAGGGACCAACTCCTGTCCAAGTGATAAAATCATGGCTAAAAAACAAAAGAACCTACCAAAGCCAAATTTTAAAATCCCCAAGCACAAACGGAATAAAAAAACTGGATATTAAAATGAAAAAATCAAACGCAAGAGTATTTATAATTGATGGTACTGCAACTGCAACTGTTTTGACTCATGTTGAGCATCTGACAAAAATATTCTCATTAATCTCAGAGCTACAAATCAAACTTGAAATCAGAGGGATTGACCCTGACAGATTGCTGCAAGTTTTCACCAGCTCCAGACGTATGACATTAAATAAGGTTTATCAGTCATTAATCGGGGAGCAAAGAAACGCAGAGAGAATCCAAGGAATGCAGCTCAGAGGGATTTTGATTGATGATTCTATCAATGACACTATTTGCAAGTTTAAGAGGTTCCATGATGAGTGTATCAACGCACAACCAGCATTGACTCATAAACAAAGACAACCTTATTATCAGAAATTCAACAAAAAGCGGAGAACATAGATGAGACGCAACAAAAATAAAAAATGTGGATACTGGCATCATTACAGCGAGAGAGACAGGTGCTGGATTGTTTATCTCCATGGTAGATGGTTGGCAGAATGCAGCCCAGAGTCAGCTTGCCAGATATTAATTGATAAGCACAAACTAAGAGCAGCCAAGAGAAAACTTGAGAATAAAAATCTATTGAGTAAAAAGAAATATTATGAGGATTATTACAATAATTTGTTAACTCACTAAATCCAATAATTAAAACAGAGAAATGAAATGAAAACAGAATTAGCAAAAGAGATTTTAAATGAAATGGTAAAAAATCCATTTATGTGGCAATCGTGCGAGGATGCCATTAAAAAAATATTAGAAACCATCACAGACCTTGAGCAAAAATTGAAAGCATATGAGGATTTTGACAACGCTGGAGATGACGCTGAGTTTGAGCCTCCTCATCCAATTTTTCTAATGGCTCAGGAAAACGACCAGCTAAAGGAATCCAACCTCGCAAAAGATAGATTATTAATGATGTTTGTTAGGGCAATGGATGGCAATGCAACTCTTGAATATAAACAAAGCCTTGTTGATAAGGCTTTAGTATTAACAAAAACAAAAGGACAGCTAACTCTGAGAGAGAGTTCTTAATGTACGGGAAAATATTCACTTCAATGTATGACGGGACCTTGGCTGATAACTGGGAGGCTCTAGTCACTTTTCAGCAACTGATTGTCCTGTCAGACCCTGAGGGATTTATTGACATGACTCCAGCTGCAATCGCACGGAGGACTGGAATCCCTAAAGAGATAATTATCAAGGGATTGACGTTGCTGGAAAAAGAGGACAAGCACTCCAGAACCCACAACGAGAATGGACGCAGGATTGGACTCATTGACGCTCACAAACCTTGGGGATGGTATATTGTCAACCACAACAAATATAGAAATATTGCAAAGGCTGAAACTGTGAGAGAACAGACCAGAAAAAGGGTCCAAAACCACAGAGCGCAAAAAGTAATTTCCAATAAAAACAACAGCTTAAAAAAATGTAACGCTGTTGGTAACGCTGAGAAACGCAAAAAAGACTATACAGATACATATACAGATACAAATACAAAGAAAAAAACAACAAAAAAAGAATCTGTAAAAAAGTTCATTTATAAAGGAATTGATTTCAATGACCATGACCACAGAATCACTCTGGACATCATGAAAGAATTTATTGATTATAGAATCAAGGTCAAGCGCCCACTTTCACAAGAGGCTTACAAAAGAGCTTTGATTCAATGTATAAAAACAGCCAAAGAGTTAAACATGGATGTTGATGACATAATCACAGAATCCATGGACGCTGGTTGGATTGGAATTGGAAAACCCAACTGGATAAGAAAAAGGCTTAATATGTCAGAACCTAGAAAACCATTTAAAGAACAAAATTATAAATCAACCAAACTGGAGGATATCCCATGGATGAAATAAAAGACTTAATCCCTGAAACCAAAAAACAAATAATTGAATGCGGTATCCATGGAAAGCAATCAGCATTTTTGACAAAGTCCCCAATGACAGGAAAATGGATGGGAGGAAAATGCTCCAAATGCAAAGCAATTGCAGACGGGACAGAACGCGCTCCACAGTCTGTCTCATTGCCTTTGAGATTCAAAGACTGCTCATTTGATACCTATAGAGTCAAAGCAGGAAATCAAGCTCAAGGATTGGCTTTGAGAGTTTGCAGAAAATACGCTCAAGAGTTTAAAGGCAGACTCAAGGTTGGAGGCTGTCTCATATTGCATGGAACTTGTGGAACGGGAAAAACCCATCTTGCCTGTGCTGTTGCCAGTGCTGTCGCTTTTTCTGGATACCAAGCAAAAGTCTCAAAAGTGTATGACATCATCCAGAGAATAAAAAACACATGGTCAGATAGGAGCGTCACAGAGGCTGAAATAATAATCCAATACACTGAGCCAGATTTGTTGGTTATTGATGAGATTGGGGTCCAATATGGCAGCGAGTCAGAACAGTTGATACTGTTTAGAATATTGAATGCAAGATATGAGGATTTAAAACCCACCATTATAGTCTCAAATCTTGCTGAGGACGATTTGACAGAATATCTGGGAGAGAGGGTCATTGATAGATTTAAGGAGTCTGACGGAGTCACAGTTGGATTTAATTGGGAATCATACAGAGGAGAAAAATCATGAAAATCAACATACAACAATTTATAAATCAGTTTGCTCTTTTGGAGCGGACAGAAAAAACAGTCAAAGTCAAAATATTAGAGGAAAACTTTAATAACATATTTAAAACCATGAAGGACCTTGAAAAAAATATAAATGAACTACAGGAAACCAACAATAAGCTGGAGACTCACAACAAATCTTTATTCTCAAGAAATCAGACTCTCCAAAAACAAAGCCTGTCTCAAGTTGATGACATGAAAGAGCTGAAAACAATCTGTAAAATGCTGCTTAATGAAAATATTGAGTATTTAAGAGAAAAAGAGAGATTTAGAGCAACTCACAGAATAAACCAACTAGACACACTGTCCACAAAATGGAGTTTAAAATGATTAACAGCTTAGAACAAGCAACACTCAAAATAATGCAAATCACCAGAGAGGCATATACTACTCAGTGTGACTCAAATTGTCAGGAGTTACTGGATTATATTGAAGAGCAAGAAAAGCAACTCAACAAAACAAAACACAAATCTGATTTACTGACTAATAAAATCATTGATATCCTAGCAAAAAAACTGGAGGCAATTGCATTCAATAAAGAACTTATCAAAGCAGCTCCATTTTTAGGACTTAGCGTTGAGACAAACAAAATATTATTGGAGATGCTTGAGGCTGACACTGATGACCTTAAAAAGGCATTGGAGGCGAACGATGAGAACTAATAAAAAATTAACCTTACTGAAAGACATTCTCAAAAAGTGGGACATAACAGCTGGAGACTTTTCAAAAATATATCTGACATCAACAGGGAAAAACATCAAGCCTGTAAGGATTCAATATTGGTGCGACTCAAATTATTATCTGGAGGAGACTCCAAGGACATTGAAAGTCCATCAAGACAATTATTTGGAGAGAGAGTGCAGGACCTGTAAAAAGACGCAGCTGAATAAATATTTTACATTTGGTAAAAAAAACTGCTATTTAATAAACTGCAAAAAATGTATGAAGGACTTAAAAAACTGGAAAGAAACCCACAAAAGAAACACTCCGAAAACAAAGCCATTTAATTTGTCGGATTATATAAGCCAGCCAGATTGTCCATTGAGAGACGACAATGGATTTGGTAGAAAACCAAAAACAACGGAGAAAAAACCATGAATCCAAGTACATTTAACAGAATGGATGAAGCGAACAGAGAAAGAAAAAATCAGGAAAAACAGGAAAAATTGAGATTAATAAAATGAAAAATTACAAATTAGATATTAAAGAAATGACAAGAGATTTTAATAATACAATTAATATTGGTGAAGTTGATAGATTTATTAATTGTCATAATGCTAGATTAACTCAAGAGCAAATGAGTGAGATGGTGCAGAAACATGCAAAGAAATTAGGATATGAATGGGAATATAACAATGATGACACAAACAATAAGATTAAGTTTTTATTCTTATATGAAGACAAGTCCATCACACATGGGGGTGACTTATTGTTTTATAAAAACCCAAACAAAAAAATAGGCTTAGAGTTTTTTAGTATTAAGCCTGAGAAGTTTGTTAATGTGAGGATGCCAGAAGAGGACGCAATGGCATTTTTTCAACATAGAGAGGCGTGTACAAGTATAACCACTCCAAAAGAAAATATAATGAAATGGGAGCTATTGAAATGATAGATATTGATAAACATATATGTTTTTTACACAAAGTTAAAACGGGTGAATATGGTCAGTTTTCAATAGGTGAATTTATTGATTTAAATATAAAAGCACTAGAACAACAACAAGATAGAATCTTAATATTAGAATCAGGTGAGAGAGAACATAAAAACATAATAAGACTTTTAAAACTTAAACAGAATAAACTAGGTAAATGTAAAGACGGCACCCCATGTGGTTTAGGCGGTTTTTGTAAAGATTGCCATTCACTACCTAAACCACCAGAGGTTAAATCATGAGATACGAAGAAGTTGTACAGGATTATTTTAAATTGATTGAAGAATTTGGGCAGGTCTATGATTATACAGGGGTAATACAAAGCGAATTGCCAGAAGTAGTATTATTTTTAAAACCTACAAAAACAACCGCTAAAAATATAATGATTGGTATAATTAAATACGGATTTCAAGATAATAATAATTGGAATTCTGAACAAGGTAAAACATTAATATCTTCATCTAAATTTTTAACTGCAATGTACAATAAATATTGTTAAAACCTAAACCACTAGAGGATAAATAATGAAAACAGCTCAAATAATATTTGCAAAAATTACAATCTGTTTGTTTATGGCTTATTTAATTGGGTTAGTCATAACGATGTCAATTGCTTTTGAGACTCAAGCATATAAATATCAAAACGACCACGACAGAGCCATGGATAAAATCCATTTATGGTGTCAGAGAGAATACACAGAAAACTTAAACATAATAAAGTATAGAATATACAAGGGAGATTTTGAATGAATGAAGTAATACAAAGAATAAAAGACAATGTTAAAATCTCAGAATTGACAGGATGCTGGGAATGGCAAGGCGCCAACAGTGGAGAGGGAAATGGAGCTGGCAGGGGATATGGCAGAATGTCAATCTATGGAGCCACAGCTGCTGTCCATAGGGTCATGTGGTCCATGGTCAACGGATACCTCCCTGCAAAGAAACAAATTGACCACAAGTGCAATAATCGCATTTGCTGCAATCCTGCTCATTTGGAAATGGTCACACACAAACAAAACCACAGAGCCAGAGTCAGACGAGCAAAACGAAAACTTACCAACGGAGAAACAACATGAAATTATATTTGACAAAATCTGAAATAAAGAGCTTTACTGTAGAATATCAAAAAATAGAAAAATACCATGGCAGACCAGAGAAAAATATTGAGATTGATATTCTGGTCACAGATGAAAAGTTGATAAAAAAAATAGCTCATCATTTTGAATATGGTTTAATAATTAAGGTTTTTGTTGTTGCTGATTATCAGGTCCAAAAATTCACTGGCAGAATTTTTAAAAGTCGTACAGAGTCAATCAGCAATCATTGTTTATTTAGTTTACAAGTCGAGGAAATAAAATGAAAACAATTATATTAATATTGCTATGTGTCAGCCTTGCAGCTTGCGACTACAGAACAGAAAAACAAAAACAACAAGGCTCAATGTTATTGTCAGATTATCGCTGTACAGAGCAGCAGTTGGAAATGGTTAAAAAAGAACTGGAAATCTGCAACTCTACAAACCTCAGTTCATCATATTGTTTTAATACCTCCAAAAAATCAAACTGTGACGCAATCGGAGACACTCATGAAAAAGATTGAATTTAATTGCCCAGACTGCAATATCTATTATTACAACAATGAAACCCACGGAGAAATTGTCAACAGGCACTGCCCTCAATGCTCTGCTGTTTTGCCTGTGCCTCCCTCGCTGACCAAGGTAACACTGGGAGATAAAAAAAAGGGTTGTCCAGTTTGTGAGACATACATCAAAAATAATCAAAAACATCAAAAACTCATCAATAAATATTGTCAGCTTTGTGGCAACAATCTCCCTGCTGTTGTCAAGCAAACAGAACTGACAAATAACACATATTATATTGAGTTAATAGCAGTTTACGGTCATGGTGTTTTTTATATTACTACAGACCTAAAAAAAGCAGTCAAAAAATGCAATAAGCTGGCAGCCAAGGATTGCGACAGTCACCATAAATGGATTGTTGTTGAGTTTGATGAAAGTCGTGTAAATTATCCAGATGATTGGGATAAATTAAACATTGTACACACTGCCACAAAAGACGGAAAACCACACTGGAGCAACAAATTATGAAAATTCACATCTCATCCCCAGAAAAACAACAGGAGGCAATTGAGCAAATCCAGAGCCTTGAAACCAATGGAGCCTATGAGGTCCAAATTAAAAAGCTGCCTAAGGCAAGGACCACAGCTCAAAACAAAGCCTTAAGGGTTTATCTTGGACTGGTTGCCAGTGCTTTGAATGAAAAGGGTTTCACGGTCAACAAGGTTGTTGGTTGGTCCAAGACGCTCCTGTGGGACCCTGATTTTGTCATGATGATAATTTGGAGGAGGTGTCAGGTCAAACTGACGGGAAAATTATCCACAACAGAACCGACAAAAGATGAGTATTACATGATATACGAATACATAGCCAAAAGGCTGGTCAATAAATTTGGAATTAATATTCCATTCCCTTGTAAATTGGAGAAATAAAATGGCAGTTATATTATCACAAACAGAGTTTTATAATCAACTGGAAAAATTGAGAGCTGAAATCACAAAATTAAAAAAAGAAAACACTGCTCAATCTGAGCAAATATCAAACCAGTTTTCAGAATTAACAAGGTTAAGAGTTTTTGAGAGAATAGCGATAAATAATCCCAGAAAAGGAGAGGTTGTTGTTGATAGTCTTATTAATCAAGTCTATGCTAAATTAGTGGGTACCATATACAGCGACAAAAATGGAATGTTGCATTATATAGAAACAGGAGCAAATTTGAATCATTCTGACTTGCAATCATTAGAGGATATGACAGACCTCAAACAAATAGGAGTTGTCTGGTGATAGAAATTCCAAAAACCAAAAGAGTCGTTGATGATGATTATATCAAATGGATTAAAAAACAAGAGTGTGTCATTATTGGAGGACCAGCAACAGCCCACCATTTGATTGGATATGGGACTGGAGGACTGGCAATGAAGTCAGATGACTATCTGGCTTTCCCTTTGTCTAATTACTACCACACAGGAGATGGAGGAGTCCACAGGGGACACAAACGCTGGGAAAAACAATGGCAACCACAACCATGGTATATCATGGACACACTAGAAAAAGCATTTAATGAGGAGGTGATAACAGCAGAGATATTTGAAAAGTATTATCAAATTTGTGAAAAACTATTAGAAAATTATAATTATTAAATTGGAGAACAACATGAAACACAAAACAAAAGAGAATTTATTGGATTTGGCTGGGGTTATATTTGTATTATTATTTATAGCAGCTGCTGCATTTGGGGTCCCTAAGTACAATGTCTGGAGGTCATACGTTGCTATTGAAAAGGCTGAAAATTATGGGAGAGCTGCAATGGCTGAGGCAGAGCAAAACCGACAGATATTAATTGAGGAGGCAAAAGCTAATCTGGAGGCTCAAAAACTCAACTCCAAAGCCGAGGTTGAAAGAGCCAAAGGGATGGCTGAGTCCATTCAGATTGAGGACGGCAAGTTGACAGAATTATATATAAAATATTTATGGGTCAGAAACATTGACAAAATGAGTGGCTCAAAAATATACATTCCTACAGAGGCAAATCTCCCAATACTTGAGGCGCAACAGGAGATTAAAAACGAATGAATATATTAATATTAATGTTAACAGTATTGGGCAACTATAATCTTGAACTTAACGGGGTTTATGTTGGAAAAATCAACGCTCCTGTTGTGGATGACATCCAGAACAGGACCATAAAAGTCAGCTATCAGCCTGACATAATTTTCAAAGGAGATTTTGAATGAGTAAAACAATAAATTTAAATTATGAACAGTCTACTGGGAATGTCACTGATAAAAATGGCATTCATGTTGGATGTTATTTGGGTCTTGTACCAGTTGAGTCAGAACAACAGGAAAGCCAAACCAGTGACATTGACGCTGTCATCAAGTTAAAAAATGCAGGTTTTACCTGTGAGGAGATTCTGAAACTGAGAGCCTCTGATGGTTGATTATTATCAAAAATATATGAAATATGAATCAATGTTTATGGCTGCCACTAATGCAGCCATATCAGGGGACTTAAAAGCAGCCAAGAGATTGCCAATACTTGCCTTTTTTATGCAGCAGTATTTTATCAGATGTCAGGAGTTGTCATGAAAACAATTAACAGAGCTAAAGAAATGCCCGTTGACGCAATTTGGTTGGTACTTAATTCACATGGTTATGCTTATACGTCAAGATTTAAAAATGAGCCAGTTTTACATAGAGATATTGGTCTCGGTTGTTCAAATAATTGGCAGTCTTGCCCATCTAAAGATGGTTATTGCAAAAACTGGAAAAAATCTCTCCGCAAAATAAAAGACAAATCAGTCAAAAAAAACACCGTTAGAAAATTAAAATCGGAAATCAAAAAAAGAAATGAGCTTTTGATTGAGGCAATTAACGTCTTTACAATTGAGAATGTCCAGCAAGAGAAACTTTATCAAGATATTGTTTCATTGCTTAACGGTCATTTATCAAAACCAGAGAATAAATCATGAATGGATTATTAACATTTTTTGATATTGGCAAGGAAGGCGGTGATTTTACTGTTGAATTAACTGCAAAAATAGAGAATGACGTTATTGAGGTGCTGGATTGTAAAAGATATAAATATAAAAAAGAACATGAATTATTAAAAAATACTTTCAAGTCTAAACTACTGGAGGATAACAATGAGTAAACATAAAAAAGGATATCAGCCCTCAACAGACACCATTGAGCCAAAAATCATAAATGAGCTGGAGGCTGCTGGCTTTAGCGTAGAAAAGAACCATGATGACATTTTAGTTGGTAGGAGATTGGACCCATACACTTACAGACCAAGGACAGACTGGGTTGAAATTAAAAACAAATCCCCGTTTGGATTGAATGGAAAAATACTGGAGGGAGTCATTAGGGACTCTCAATTCAGAATCCTCTGGAATTATACTGGGCAATATAATATCTGCTGGACGTCAAAACAGATTGAGAATATTGGTGTTTATGATGGTGTTTTACAACTGACAGGACTGACTCCAGCTTTGTTTCGAGCTAATTTTCAGGATTATCTGACTCCAAAAATGCTCAAATATTTAAGGGAGGAAAAGATTTTAAATTTTTGAGACCGTCATTTGGTCCACTTGATTTTGTAGAAAAAATATTTATTTGATGAT